CGGATCAGCGCCCCATCACCAGCACACGGCTCACAGAAGTTCTGAGTTTCCTGCAAGAACGGACGAAGCGGCTCAACAGCTTCTATCGGTGTTCTATAATAGTCACGGGGCTTTCGCTCAAAGCTAGATCGCTTACCCATTATTCTACATACCTGCTGATCTCAGGCTCAATCTGACAGATCACGCAGCCGTGGTAGCCAGAAAGCTTGTTCTTACTGACATTTATGAATCTGGTATGGTCAGGATTATCGTCTTCTGAGGTACTATATTTTGCTATGCCTAGAATCAGATCAGCTTCTGCAGCCTTTCCGGTCTTACTGCCCTCAAGCATACTGAAATCAATACGGGTTTTACCGTCAGCTTCAGCGGAAGCTTGCGAAACACCAAGCAACGCACAGTCGTGTCGTTTGGCTAGTTCCCTCAAAGAGCGATATAGTTCACGAATACGCTCATGGCTGGCGTTGTAGTTGCCAGCGATAGAAACCTTATCACTTTGATCTATGATTAAAACGTCCGGTTTTATCTTCTCGCAATAGGCACTGATGGTATCAATATCCCACTCCTGCACGTCCTTCATAATCAGGCGGTCTTTGATGGAAAGATACTTGCTCATAGCCAAATCAGGGTTGTCGGCTATTTGCTCACGTGTCATGCCACTGCACGCTTGGATAGCTCGCAGCTTTGTGCGTGTCGTTTTCTCTTCATTGCCAAGATACAGAACCTTCGCACCTTGCTGGCAGAAGCCGCCGGGACCAGCACAAAGGGATATCACAAACGCTGATTTACCAGTCTCAGGTCGGGCAAATACAATACCAAACTCCGATGGACCGATTCCGTAGACGTTACGAGCCAGTGTCTCAATATTGAATTTCCAGCGATTCTCATCAGATGTCTCTGCTAACAGTTCATAAATATCGTCCGTAGTTGCGTCACCAAACGAGTCGGGAAGATAGCCATCTCTAGTACGCTCCAGCAATGACTGAAGTCTGGACATTGCCGATACGTCACCTTCGCTCATGTTGATGCCAAGGTTTGCAATATCTCTGCCGATTTCTCTGCGCCACAAAGTTTCAATTACGTCAGCCGCAACATCTGAGTTAATCGGTTCAATTACTTTTAAGTGTTCGATTACATCACGAAATTCGGCGCTCTCAGATGCAGTGGCGATTGGGTTATCTGCGACCCACAGCGAGTAAAGATCGTCAGGCTTTAAGTCTGTTTCATATTTCTTATGTGCAGAGCTTAATAAGTCAAAAAGCTGTCCTGCATCGTCTGAAAATATAGATTTTCGTAGCTTACCTGTTACTGCCGTATAGTTGTCGTTAACTAATAATGATTTTATTAATTGTACTTCCATGCTCCCTGCCTTTCTTATGTGGCACTTCTAGGGGAGTAGCTATAACAGCGATTAGGAATAAAAAAAGCCCCAATCTTTCGACTGAGGCTTTTTAATTTATTAATGTATTTAAAACGGTAGTTTAGCTATTTCTAAACTTCATAGATTTAATGTCAGGCGTTTGATCGCCCCGGCGTTCCTTCATATCCACTTGATGAAAAACAACACGTTTGTTGCCTTTTGTGATTGATGCTATCGCCTCTTGAAGTTTAGTCTGCTCCTCAGCAGCTATTAAAAAATCATCTTCGAATTGGTAGTCAATGACTACGATACCTCTGCATTTCATCGTCTTTTCCTTTTTTTAAGTCGCTATAGGAGATGCGACTGATACTTTTAACGTAGTGACCCACTACTCACACATTGATCTCGGAACCATGAGTTCCGCCTTTCACATTGCACTGGCTTTTACCAGAGTTTTTATACAGGTGGTCCGATAGGCTTGTGCCGCCAACTTGTGACGGTCTGCCCGTAGAATCCAGAGGCATACTTGCCTTGAATTAAAAGCCCCGATGTATTGATATACGGTCTAAAAAAAGTACTTTTTATTTTACTGATAGAAGACATTACGGTTAACTTAATTCCTTTCTGAGCGTATGTATAGTCTCGCCCGTCCTTGTTTATTTTACTAGGTTTCTAATTTCACCGCAGGATAAATACTTCAAATCATGTTTGGTTAGTCTGATATTACAATCTATACTTATCTTTCGTAGGAGCATCATTGCTTTAAGTGATGCGTCATTGTCAAGTATTAAAGTGCATTTATTATATTTAATGATGGATTTTGCTATGGTCTTTGTTATGTTTGTTCCAAGTAGCGCAACACCTACCAAGTTTTCGACGTTACTGACGGCACAGGCCGATGCTACATCTTCGACCAGGACGGCATGTATACCTTCTCCTACATGGATTCCTCCAGATACATCTGCGTAAGTCCACCACTTTGACCTAACAGGCCTCAAAGAGCGTCCCACAGCGCCTGTACCGTCTTTATTATAAAAGAGTACTCTATCCTCTTTAACAGCGTACCTGATCGCTATGTCACCTCGTTCAAAGGCTGCAAACGAGTTTACTGACTTCAGATATTCAATTGCAGCAGGTACGTTGGTTATCCGAGTCGTAATCGCAGGGATAGCTCCATAGCTTTGTTTCTTTCTGCCGGTGGCTTGCCCAGATAGATACTGCTTTGCATTTGCAACACTGCGACCTTCGATATGAGAGCCACGCACATTGCAGGATGCTCTGTAACAATTCCAGACTAGCTTGCCGTCAAACTTATCTATCGTAAATTTATTCTTGCCACCACAGAATGGGCAGTCCATCGTCTTTCGATCCCCGTCTTTTAACCTGACGCTTTTAATTACGGAGATCTGATCTTTGTAGCTATACACGTTTGGTGATCCTGAACACCTCACCACAATCTGGGCATAGCTTCTCGAATATATAGGATCGTTCTGAGTCTATTATTGTACAGCCGGTTAATAGAACCGCTTCGGTCAGATATGCAGCCACCACGGCAGGCTTGCCTTTTACTACGGTTACGAAACATTGCTCACATATGAATGTTTTATCTGTTTTAAAATCATCGGCTCCTACAAGCTCTTTGTTTAATTTTTGTGCCACTATACTGCTCCCTTACTTGATAGTATTACTTAACCCAGGGCGGGTCATCCGCAGGATAAAGTGATTCGTATATAAGTCAAGCACATTGTTAGGTGGCTTAGTTATGTTCGAAGTCATTATTTAGCCCTGTAACATATTGTTTTAATTAGGTACTACCAGACCGGATTGGTCGTTGGTTCAAGTCCGACCGGGCCTACCACACCTTGAAAACAAACGATTTTTTTCCCTGAGTATAGGAAAGTTACCAAAAGTTGCCGTTTTAGTCAAATTAACGAATCCTCAAACCAATTTTTCATTGAGAATATCATTGGAAATACCGATTCGAGAGCCGTCTTGATCTCACGAGCGAGAACAACATGCTCCCATTGGGTTACATTTTCATCATCACGGACTTCTAAATAATGAAGCCATGAACGTAGCGTTCCATTGACGTAAAGTCGGCTCATTGTCAGACCTTCCGGTAGGACAATACGAGCGCATTCTTTAGCCACACCGCTATCTATCATTTCCTTATAAGCAGCCGTAGCTTGCTCTAGAACTGAATTGGTATTGGTAATGGAAGATGCTTCGATATCATCCGACAGATCATCAACAGAGTTCTGGCGATTTGTTGTATCTTGGCGGCGAAACTCTCGTGGAGTTGTCTCAATCTCACTCGAATATCTCTGCGAAAACTCTTGGAAGCTAAAACTGCGATGCCGTAAAAGTTGGCGGGTTATATCCCGTGGGGCTTCGACCTCTACGACTGCATTAGCCATCTCAAAGACGGACCAGTGCTTGTTTCGCATGCAGTACTTTAGCAGGCCATCCGCAGTGTCGTGATTGTCTTGGTTGCTAGGATTGCTGACCCTCGCCGCATATGCAATCAACTCTTCGCTGGTCTTTGCTGATATGTTACAGGTTGGTTGTGTCACACCTACAATCTTTGCAGACACTTTCATTTCATTTTTTAACATAGTCAGTCTTTCTTAGTTCAAATCTCACCGCTTGCATCATGTCTATTAATTTCTCAGTTAGAATTTGACTTGGCTTACCTGTTATGCGCTGGAGTTCTTTTTCCAGCGCTTTTCGGGCTTCATTTACTGATGTCATGCAGCCTCGCTCCCTCTGGAGTTACAGGAACCTGTTTAGCGAACCGTTTGTTTACCGCAGCCCCAGCTAACTTCGGGGTCTTGCGTACATAAATAGCCAACACATCCATACTTTTGTGTCCGGTAACACTACGGAGTTCTGAATTTGTGCAACCAGCTTCTGCCATCTCTGTGGCCCCGCTCCTTCTTAGATCTCGCAACTGAAGGTGTTTCGGTAGCTTTGCTGCAGTACGAATAGCTCCGGTCTTTTCTGCATAAAGCCAGCGATTATACGGTTTACCCGTGTTTTCATTATACATAATGACATCATGCCAGTTGCTTCCGGCCTGAGCCTTCGTTAACCGGTCTTTGAGACGTGGGCTTGCAGGAATTTCCATCCATGTCTTGGTCTTTTCTTGCTCAAAACCAAATACCTGTTCATGCAGGGTGCTCCAAGTTAGCTGTCGCATGTCGCCAGGCCGCTGGCAGAGATCGTAGCAAAGCAAAGCTATTGTACCTATGGATCCCATCCCCATTTCATCTGCCTTATCTACAAACGTATGTACCTGTTTTTCTGTCCAGACGATAGTACGGTCATCCGTTGCTTTTAGGCCCATGCCTTTAAAAGGAAAGGTTTTAACGTAACCTAGACGGTCACCTACGTTCCAGATTTTCCTTAGAACCTTGCAAGTCATGTTTGCGGCATGAGGGCTTGTGTTCTTTTTAATCTGGGCAACAAGCTCCTCTGCCTGCTCCACAGTGATATTGCGAGAAGTCATATCCCCGAGAGCTTTTCTTGATGTACCAATTCGAAGTACCAAAGCTCTGTTAAGTATATCTTTGTATGTCCGTTTTGAATTCAAGGATAAATTATCCCAAGCTGCGGTCTTCTTGTAGGCAGCTACAAGTCCGAACACACTGTCTTCTTGTATATGAACTTGACGCTTAACAGTACGTTTATAATCTCTGTATTTATCAGAAATGCTGTAAGCTAACGCCTCGGCTTTGCTATAATCATCGAATTGATCATAGCCTACTTTTAGAGCCTGTCTTACATAGGACGGCGGATTTACGAGCCATTTGACCGCACCAGACTTCAAAACTTTCCTGCGTAAATACTTTACATGTGCCATATCACTCTCCCTAACTGGCTTTCTAGTACATGAATCACCTTAACTAAGTGACACTACAAGAGTCAATTACTAAATTAATACTTGGAATCAGTTGATGGCGGTGTTACAGTAATTAAAGCAGGCACTCTCCAGGTCTGTTCTTTCTCCCTACTACTTGCCCCCCGTTGAGAAATCTTCGGGGGGTTTTGTTTTGATTAGGCACAAAAAAAGGCCCCAAAAAGGCCAATTTTTACTCGCACGTCAAACACATTATACCTTAATTATGGCTACAGTGTTGTATGTATCTTGTAAGTCCGGATGAAGAGGTACAGCTAGCCCACAACCTTCTAAAACAATTACCGCCTGATCTTGTCGCCGTTGCTCTGCATTCTCACTGGCATCTATTAATGCTTCCCCGATCTGTCTTGCCTTATTTATATCTAATATCATATCAGCACCCCTTGATCTAAGGTGTTGATATTAAAGGACTTAACAATATAGGACACACATACCCAACCTCCCCGAAAACGCTGTTGCTCGACCTCCCAAGGGTCTTGCTCTTTGTTTATATAATCAGGCATTTTGAATTCTTTCAATTTAAAGTTAAATTTACTCGCACGTCAAACGTATTATACCCACAATATCTATGCCGATATTCAGGACATAAAGCATACTCTTACTGATCCTAAAAAAAGGCAATAGTTTTTTCAAAAAATATATTTTGCAAAAAATAAAATTAACTTGAATTATATAAAATAACTCTTTTTATTAATGGCACAGCTAACAGCCTGCAGATTAACCACCTGCAAAAACCAGGCAGCTAGCTTTTTGTATAGAGAAAAGGAATCGACCAATGAAACTATTAAACATTAACGCTAGCAATACAAAAATAATGAAAACCCAAACCGGTACAGAATATGAAATTGCTAGCCTTTCCCTTATGCCTGACTCCATTATATGCCCTGCCCAAACGATAGCTGAATGCAAGGATCCTTGCTTAGTAGGTTCAGGCCGAGGGCAAATGCATTCGGTTGCAAAGTCTAGACAATCAAAATCAGATCTATGGCATTCAGACCGGGCGCAATTTCTGGAAACATTAACAAAAGAAATGGCGGCATTTATTAAGCGTTGTAATAGTAGGGGCAAGCTCGCTGCATTTAGGCCTAATACTATTTCAGACATTGCTTGGGAAAAATACGGAATTCCGCAGATGTTTCCGCAAGCCTTGTTTTATGATTACACAAAGATTGCATCCCGTTTAGGCCGTACCCCCGAAAACTATAAATTGATGTTTTCATATAGCGCCGCCCCGGCATACCAAAACCAAGTTAAAGCAGCACTAAAAAAAGATGTTCCGATATCTGCAGTATTTCGGGGCGGATTGCCTGCCACGTTCTTAGGGCGGCAAGTAATCGACGGCGATAAATCAGACCTAATCAATTTATATTCGGGCAATGTTGTTGTTGGCCTAAAGTTAAAGGGCGGCAAAAGGATCCAGGCAAGCCAAAGCCCTTTCATTGTCGATAATCCAGATTTGCAGGCCTGCCCTTTCACTACCGCCCCAAAGGATCCCCTTGCAAATTCTGGCCTTTCCATTTTGCAGGAGCTAGCGGCATGAAAGTTGATTGCGAATATAAAAAAGGAGTCAATAATGCTCAATAAATACAATCCAAATGCCGTTAATAAAGCAATAAAGAGCAGCGCAAAACCTATTCCAAAAAAAGAAGCGAAATTGATTCATGCTCTTTTAAAAGGGCATAGCGCCAAAAAAATGGAGTCCTGATAATGCAAGCTTTTTATATGGCAATTGGATTCATAGTGTTTTGGTTGTGGGCCTTGGATCTGGCATTTTAACTGCATTAACAAAAGCACTTTACTAATGCAGCGAATCGGCTATAACTAGGGGCAGGGATAAAAATTGCCCTTAGTTTAACCAAAAGGAACCGACCAAATGACCAAAGCACAAATTAAACAAATCCAAAGGGCGGCGGGTCACTTAACCGCTAACAACCCCGATGCATTCTTGCGCTGTGTCTCTGGAATTATCAGGGCCGCAAGAACGCAAAAGCAAATCAACGCAATCAAAGAAGCTGCATTTGACTTGCAGTTTTCCAAATAATCAAAACCGAAGGGATCGACCAAAATGACAACAATAGAAAAACATTTTTTGCACCGCTTAAAAGGCTCTTTCGCATTTAGAAATTCCACCAGCCAAGAAAGCCGCATTTATAACCGCCATGAATGTAAGCGGTTGATTCCAGCAATCAGGGCAGAACGGGACGGGGCAAATTCCCGTTACCTGGAACACTGCAGCCAACGTGCAACAGGTTTAATTGCTTAGATTTTAGCCTTTAGGCCCTGCAAAGCAAAGCGGGGCCATTGGGCTGCAATCCTGCAGCAATTTAAAACAGAATAGGAACCGACCAAATGCCGTTTGATTTAATCCATACCCAAAACGAAACCGCCACCGCTTTAGACTTTCAAACGGTTGTCGATAATTGCCCTGCAGTATTGACGGGATCTAAAAGCCCCGATGTATCAGACCGATATGGCTTTGTCTCTACAATGGGTGCAATGCAGGTTTTAGCCGATTACGGTTTTCGCCCGGTCAAAGCAATTCAACGCCCTAGCAGAAAATCAGATCTGCAACCGTTTGCAGCGCATATGATATCATTTTGCCATGATTACGATTTAGCCGGGGCAACCGATAACCGCCCTGAATTGATCATATATAACTCGCACGATGGTAAATCGGCGCTAAAATTGTTTGCAGGTATTTACCGCTTCATTTGCAGCAACGGTATTATCGCCGGCAATGGCTTTGATGCATCGATGCGGCACAGCAACAAAACGGCTAACGGCTTTGAAGATCTCTTAAAAAGCCAAGCTAAAGCTTTACCAGGTTTAATGGAAAGAATAGATAGCCTGCAAAATACCAGGCTTGAGCAGGAACAAGCTTTAGACTTTGCATATAATGCAACAAAACTACGTTGGGAATTCGAAAGCGAACAAAACCCCACAACCGATAAGCCATTGCGGGGATCCTACGCAACCGACTATACCATGCAATCAATGCTAAACCCGTTGCGCCGGGATGATTTTGGACGAGACGCCTGGACGGTTTTTAACGTAGCACAAGAAAAGCTTATTCGTGGTGGCCCTAAAGTTATAAGCCATACTGTAAGGAATGCAGATCATGGCAGGGGAACAATTCGAAAAACCCGTGGCATATCAAGCTTGCCTGAAATTGTTAGGATTAACCGCAAGCTTTGGGATCTAGCAGCGCCGCAATCAGATCAAAAAGAATTGATGGCTGCAGAATAATGCGGGGCTTTATAGGCGATTTAATAGGGGCGGTAAGCTTATTTGGTATATTTTATATGCTGCAATTCTTGCCCCTGCTATTCTAAAACTAAACTGAAAAGGAACCGACCAGATGACACTAGAAAACAAAATCGAAAAAGCTTTAATTAATTGCCGCAATAGATCGAAAGACAATCCCGATTTAATAGCCGCCGCTCTTATGCAAATAGGGCAAGATGCTTTTGAAGCTTCTGGCATAAGCGATCACAAAATTGCGGTGCATTTAGTGGCAACATATCTTTATGAAAGAACGCCGCAGCTTGACCACAATTCAATCCAATAAAACCGAAAAGGAACCGACCAATGAAAACCGAAAATAAAACAGAAGTAACGGCGGCAGATTTAAAAACTATTTTAGATTTTCACAATTATGAATTAGAAAAGCTGGCAAAGGCTAAAAAGGAATCAGAACTATGAAACAGTCTCTAGACGATTTTTCTAATGGTTTAGTTACTTTCGGTGAAGATGTTAAAGCCGATGAATATGGTAAGGTTTTAAATGATCTAGTCAAAAAGCTTCCAGGGGTAACTCGATGGACCTTAGAACTAAACTTACAATATTCTGCAGGAAATGGACACGGTTCTAGAATTGCTCACATCTGTTTACATGATGGGGAAGATATCGGCACAAATGAAGCCGGGGAAGATTTTCCTGAATTGATACATGAGCTAGATTCAAAGGGGCGGAATGATGACTGATAATTTTGCATATCACGTTAGCCAATGGAAAGCCGGGGAATATCCAGATTGGGATTATCCAGTAACTAGCTTCGAGGTCTTAAGGGCGGTAGTTCACGATCAAACCACGCACCTATATACTGTGGAAAAAGATGAACTGGATAATTTTGCGGAGTGGGTGGCAATGACTTGGGCCTGTGAAAATGAGCCGCAGGGAGAAGAGGAATGCAATGAGGCCTTCTTTGAGCGTATGGATATTCAGATCATCAAGCGGCCGTCGATCACAAGAAAACAGGCGGAGGTGAAACCTTATGATAAACTTAGGAAACAATAAGCAAGGCAAAGCCCTATCATCCAAAACAATAAACACCGGGGATAAATATGGGCGTGATGATTGTTTGACGTATGATAAGAACGATATTTATTTCAGGGAAAATGATCCTTTGATTGATTTTTATTATGCCGCAACTGATGAAAGCCCCGCCTATTTTATCAGTCAATATTATAGATCGACTCTTATGGGCAAATGCGAAGTGCTACCCGATAAAAACCCTGCAGCCACAACAGGCCTTTGCCTATGCGGTGCAACAGGCCTAACAGCAACAGCGCAACAGGTGCAAACCGCCTGCAATGCACAAGGACATGAGTTGCGCCTGTTAGCCTTCCAAGCCCTGCAAGAAACCTAAACGGCCTCAAACGTACTACCTCAAAGCCCTGCCATTAAACCGGCGGGGCTTTTGCTTGCCTGCAGTTTGACTTGATATAAGAGCCGTACAGCGTAGGAAGCTTCCAGCGGCTACCCTTACTGCCTAATTGAGCTAAAGGCTATTGATAGGGGCTTACAATGGCTTAGACTAAAGCAAAGGCTACAAGCGGGCATATCCTGGCACGGCCTAGGCTTAGCATACAAAGCCTGCGGCGATAACAGGCGGCAATGGTGTAGCCTAAACGGTTATTCACCACCAGGCAGGTAAACTAACCGGGATGAACTAACCGGGATTCATTGCATATCATGCATGCCGGATATCCCCGCCCTGCCCTTTTGTTTTCGTCATGCGATTCGCTGCTGCTCAAAGGCTTTTGATTGCATAAAGTTTAAATAGTTTTGTTAATCTCTGCATTTTAAAACGAATACTTTTTACCGATTATCTTTATTTATTAATAGCTTAACAACAATTACGCACATAACCATTAGTTGTGCTTTTTGAATACTTATATAATTAACGTAATGATTACAATAGCTTATCATATGCTCTGGGATTCCTTGATGGGGGGCAAGCGACCTGGGGGGGTATACCGGTACCGTATACGAAATGTACCTATTTTTGGGAATTGGCATCCGTAAAGTGACCGCCATTGATGTGCAGGATTGGAGTTGGGAGATGGTATATGTCAATGCCCTAATATACGATATTAAAGGCACGGGTATTACTATAATTGATGTAAACGGCTGTATCTAATAAATTTTAGTTATTGACTTGCTTGTGCCACTCAGTTATTATGTAGGTACAGGCTGTCCTGCAGGCTGTATTTAGTTACCGGATAACATCTATGAGCGAGTTTGGTTCAGATGTAGACTTCTCCCTTCACATTGAGAACGATATTGATATCGATGATGATGGCATTAGTTCTATTATTACTTATATTTACGTTGGTGAGGATGAAAGCTCTCACGAGGTCACGGTTGAGTTAGAAGATATCACTGATGAGTTGTGTGACATCTACGGTGATATCAACGGATATCTACATTTGTATAACATAGCGCATGAGTTCACTAGGCTTTCGGAGAAGCTACGTGAGGCTGCGATGCGGGTTGAAGACAGTCCTGGTTACATCGATGACCTGTTTGATCTGTCCGATGATTGATTGGGCTATCAGGCGGCGGGTAGTT